CAATGGATCTCACTACTTGGAAATCTACTTATGCTTGTTTATGGTGGTTATTTTGGAGCAAGAACACTAGAAAAAATAAGAAAATAAAATAAAATTTAAGGTTTTACTCATTATATAGATATGGGAGACAACAGATTTAGATTATCAGACGAAAAAGCCAAAAAATTAGGATTAGTTTTAAATAAATCAAAACGTTACAGATTAAATAAAGAAAAATTAAAACAATTAAAAAATGAAGTAAAATCAGAATCAAAACCAAACAATTATAACTCTAGCTCTTTTGTTTTGTCTGCTTGGAATATGTCAAGTGGTCAGATGATGAACATTGACAAGTATTGTACACATTATAGTTTACCAAGAGCAGATATATCTTCTTATAAATTAGTATCTCATACTGGTACTCCATACTATAATATAGTATTTAAAGAGAATGTTGAAGAAAATGATGTAGACTTAGAACATATAAGAAATGTTTTACAAGCTGAAATAGTAAGAGACTACAATCCTATAAAATATCACTACAAACAAAATAAAGAAGCAGTTTTAAAATGGGCAGACCTACACTTTGGAGCGCATATTAGGAATCTTCTTATTACTCATGATTACGACAAAGACATACTAGAAAAAGGATTACTCAGAAGTGTTGATGAAACAAACGAGCTAGGATTTAAAAAAGTTCACGTTCATATTAACGGAGATTTGATAGAGAGTTTCTCTGGTTTAAATCACATCAATTCCTGGATGTCTATGGATAAAGATTTGATAGGATCAAAAGCAGTAATGTTATGTACTAAATTATTAGACAAAGCATTATCTAAAATTAAGAATCTTGGAACTATTAAAATTGTAGCTGGAAATCACGATAGACTTTCTAAAGCCAACGATGAAGATGTAAAAGGTGGAGCAGCAGAGCTTATTGCTTGGGGTTTAGAGTTAAAAGGATATGATATAGATTTTCATCCGTTTGTTACTACGCATCAGGTAGAAGGAATTAATCATATAAACTTACACGGAGATAAAGGTATATCCAGAAAACCATCTAGTGATATAATTTTAAACTATGGTAAACAAGGAACTTACAACTTTATCTTTGAAGCTCATTTACATTCTATTATAGAAAAACTATCTGTATCACAAAGAAGCAAGTTTAATATTGTCTCTGATGATTCAGTAAATTTTAGACGTATGCACTTGCCAAGTTTTTTTACTGGAAATTATTACTCTGAGACTTTAGGGTATAACTCAAACTCTGGTTACACTTTAGTTTGGGATAATGGAAAAGGAAAGCCAAATGTTTTGTCTTGTGCAGTTTAAAGTATAAAATCTATTTTCTCAGACCAATCCTCTGGAATGTCTGCATCGATTTTATGGATATACATTTCAAGAGCTTGTTGCGTTTCGTGACCAGTAATTGGTTGCAGTTCTTTTATAGCTTCTGAGTAGCTTTTGTTTTCGGTAGTTCTTAGATACCTAAAAAGATTTGTAATAAAAGAATGACGAAAAGAATACAAACCATATTCTTTACCTAAATTAAATTTATTTTTTACTTTTTTAAATCGTTTACTAAATGCATCTCTTCTTGTATTATCGTCTGTATTCCATTCTGCTGGTTTATCTTTTAAAGTAAACAAAAAGTACTCCTTATTATATAGGTGTAAATTCATAGCTTTTACATCTTCGATAAATATACTAGGAATGCGTTTTGTTTTCTGAGGTTTGTTTTTAGCTTTAAAATATAAAAGACTTTCTTCTAGGTTTACATCTTTTACTTTTAATCTGTTTACCTCTACTGGTCTTAAAAAAGAATAGGCTACAAATTTTATATACAATAATAGGTATGAATCGTTACTTTTTAAATACTCTACAATATTTTTTAATTCTTTTTTTGTAAAGGTTCTATCTGTTTTTGGTTTTGTCTTTTCGTTACCTATATCTTTAATAAAATTCCTATCTATTAAATTAAGTTTGTTTTCCATTATAGTAAACAGAGCTGATAAAGATGCTTTTGAGTTGTTGCGTGTTCTTGCAGATGTTTCTTTTAGTTTTTTATTTAAGAATTTAAGAACAACAGACTTTGTTAAATCATTTATGTCTTTGGTTTGATCGTATTTAAGAAAGTCTAAAAATTGGTTCTTTGCATGGAAGTAGTCTTTAGATGTTATTTTAGAAACAGATAAAGTACAATGTTCATAAGCTAACTCTAATGCTTCTTTTATAGTATGTGCTTTTTTTTCATCTTCAAAATCATTTAAATTAAAAGGAGAGTAACCATTATTAATTGCAGTCTCTAATCCAAACTTTAAATTTTTTAAATGTCTTATTCTATCCTCAAACTTTTTTAATTTATTAACCCCTCCTTTTAAGTGACTTTGCCTTTCTAGTTTGTTTGTATTTGGATTTCTAAAAGACCATCTTAAATACCAAGATTTTTTAAGTGCTTTTGTTTTTTCACTTTTACTTAAATCTTTCCATTCATTGACGTTTATTCCTCCAGTATAAAAAGAAATAGTGTATTTTTTTTGCATTTTTTTTAAAACATCTAGTGCGTACTCTACAACGTATTTTTGAAGTATTTTTTTGTTTTTCTTCATGCAAAAACGATTTAAATTTTACACCTAAATCGTTTTAATACAAAGAGTTATGTTTACTTTTTTATTTGTAGCGAGGAGCAGATTTGAACTGCCGACCTCAGGGTTATGAATCCTACGGCAGATTTACAAACCCTTATAAAAACTGACTTTATGCTCTATCGATTTATGATTAATAACTACTTTAGTAACAACTGTTTTAGGTACGTTTATTTTTTGATATTGTTTTTTAATATTGTAAATTGTAAATTAATTAATCCCCTATATATTGGACGAAAAAATATCTGAATTAAAAAAAGAAAAAGAAAAAAATATACTAACTCTTAAAACTCTAAAAAATGAAATAGGAAAAAAACAATTAAATATTATTCTTTCAAAATTTGAATAGCTCTCTTTTGGCTTTCAACTTCAAACCATAAACCATAGATTTCTGTCTGTAAAAGTTTATGGTGGTTTTTTATTACATCAGATGCTAAATCTTGCATTTTGATTCTTTCCTCAGTCCCTAAAGTTATATTATTAGTATCGTTTTCCATCGCCTTAGTAGCAAATTCAATAATAATTTCTTTGGTTTTTCTTTGTGGATTAGCAACTTTATTGCTAAGTATTTTTCTAACCCCAGCCTCATTTAAACCAGTGTTGTTGTGGATTTCGTAAGCTGAAAACCCTTTATCTTTTAGGTAGATAATACTATCTTCAAAAGTCATTTTTATTATTTTTTTTAAAAAGTATCGTTTTGTATCGTAAAGTATCGTATCTTTGTTGAAAGATTGTTAGTAAATATACAAAATAAAAACCCAAAATGAAAGAAATTTCCCTACAAATCTCTGAAAAAACACACCAACAAATTTTACAAAACTGCTTCATAAGAATAGACAGAGCATCTTATAAAGGAAGCACTATTGATTCTGTTTCTTTTTACAAACAATTTAACACAAACCAATACTTATTTGAGGTATTTGGAGAGGTTGATATTGTTTGGTTAAATGAAGAGAATTACGAGTTTAATAGAGTTAGCTCCATCAGCATATCAATGTATGATGATGCTGGAGAAATTTTTCCAGATGAAAAAATATACGATACAATAGAAAAAAACCTTGAATTTTCAATTATATAATTATGTCAAACATTATCGAACAACTTAGAAGTACAAGTTTATCAAAAGACAGTAAGTCAAATCAAACCCTGAACAATATAGTTTACAAAGCATTTCATGATGCTCAAACTGATGAACAAGAAATAGCAATTGCTGCAATCGCATACAAATATAATTTGGGTTGCTTGGATGAGTTAATCGGAGTTTTAGAAGTTCAGGGATCTAAACTTCCTTTTTAGCTCTATGTCTCCCCTAGAACAAAATATAATCAATCTATTACCTACTCTTTCTGATGAAGCTAAGAGCAAGGCTCGATTAGTTTTAGGGGAGAATCCAAGCCTTACTAAGAAAAAAAAGACTAGCAATCACTTGACAAAACAAGAAGCAGTAGTGCTAGTTAGAAAAATGTTAAAAATATAAAATGCAAAACCCCCAAAAAAAATTAGCTGAATACATAATTCAAAACAAAGAAAAGTTTTCAAAGCTAGAAATACAGAAAGCACAACAATTTTTATTTAACGTGGAAGTGGATGCCACAACAAATCATTCACATTAATTAATAATTATTATTATGGGATTTCTTAAAAGAGAAATACAAACAAGTGTAAATCCAACGTCTAAATTTTTAGAGTGGAAAAGTAACAACAAGTCTTTTGCGTATTACGACAAAGAAACTAAGCAAAATGTAGAGGTAAAACTGCCTATTACATTTATTGTATTAGAAGAGTATCATTGTATCAAAGGATTCTCTGATTCTGACCAGACTGGAATATACTCTAACGAGGTATTACAAATTGGCACAGAAGAAATGGAGGTTCGTTCTTACAAGGGTAGAATCATTGCCAAAGGTCTTTACAAAGACATCAAAGGAGCAGTAAATGCTGCTGGTGGTAACTATCACAAATCTATTTATGCAGTAACCAAAGAAGGAGAGTTAATCAACATTTCTTTAAAGGGTGCAGCAGTTAGTAAATGGAGTAAGCTAGTTGAGAAAGGAGCTTGGAAAAGATTAAGTGACGAGTGGATATCTATTGAATCTGCTGAGGATCACAAGAAAGGTATGGTAAAATACTCTACACCAAACTTTGTCTTTAATACATCTTTATCAGAAAATGAATTTAAGACTGTAAAAGCAAAAGCAACAGAACTTGAAAACTACTTAACTACATATTTTGCAAAAGATGTAGTGGTTGAAGATGTTGCAGAGTTAGATGGAGTTGAAGCATTAGAATCTTTAGACTTTTAATATGTCTAAAGATTTATTCTTCCAGATGCGTGAGCAAGAAGTTGCTCATTTATTAACAGAGGTAGAAGAGGGCAATATTGCTGCTCTCTCTACTTATGGAAACCTAAAAAAATGTCAAGCATTATACACACAAGCTATAAAGCAAATTGAAGAAATAGCTTTTGATGAAGCTGACAACTACTCTGAAAAAACTTTTGAAGATTCTGGATTCTTATTTGAAAAAAGAAACGGAGGTATAAGATTTTCTTTTAAACACATTGAAGAATGGCAAGACTTAGAGAAAAAGAAAAAGGAAGTAGAAGAAAGAAGTAAACAAGCATATCATGCTATCCAAAGAAGATTACTTGTAGGAACAGAAGATGGCGAAGAAGTTGAAGTACCTAAAGTAAGTTATACAAAAAGCTCATTAATCGTAAAATAAAAACTATGTCAGCAGAAACATCAGATAAAGCATCAAACTTAATAAAAGCATTTGAAAGAAAAGAAGCCTTAAACCTAAACTTAAATACAGAACAATTTACTGAATTGAATAACATATTGTGTGAATTAGCAACTGAAGAGTATTCAAAAGGTTTG